AAATTATGCAAACAGAAGAAGCATTAATGGTTCATCTTGGCAAGGCGAGATATAACAAAGCCAAAGCCTTAAGAGAAAAGAACAACTTACTATCCGAGAATCCAGGATATAGAAAGTTAGCAGATCACATGCACAGCGATGTTGCAAAGGTCATAGCTAAGTTTTATGAGGATTGTTCTGAACCTGCTTCTCCTTGTCCTACTTGGTTGCCGTTGATCTGGGAATTAGATGCAGATGTAGTTGCTTTCCTAGCTATTAAAAGAGCTATGGACTTATTAAATAGTGAGGACATGACCTTTGCTTATGTTGCTTTTGAATTAGCCAAAGCAGTGGAGGATGAAGTACGAGTCCGTTACTTTAAAGATTATGTGGACACGAATACTTGGAAGTTGTTGCAGCGAGACAGGAATAATGTAAAGAGCAGAAAAGAATTTACGGATAAGTTCTGGAACAGAGAAAAGAACTTACACTCTAAAGGTAGGTACGAACGCTTTAAGCTATGGACTCAAAAGAATAAGGCTAAGATTGGTGCTTGGTTGCTGGAGATTATAAGAATGCAAACCAATTTATTTACACTTAAAAGTGTACGAGTCCGTGATGGAAAATATACCAAGAAAGTAGCACCGAATCCTAAGTTACATGCTTGGATCAAACAATACGATGAAAACTCTGAATGTCTCCGTCCGTTTTGGTTAGCTACAAATGAAGTACCTGTTAAGTGGAACGGTAATTACGGAGGTGGATACCTGAGTGACGACCTGCCTATGTTACCGATAATGAAAAAGGGACATGACTTGAATAACCGAGACTTGTCGGTGCTATATGAACCACTCAACAATCTTCAAAGTGTAGCTTACCGAATGAATAAGAAGGTATATGAAGTCATGCAATGGGCATGGGAGGGTGATGTGTCCATAGGTACAATGGAAAAGAGAGAGTTGTTACCTGTGCTTGAACCTATTGAGAATCTAAAAGCAGAAGACCCTGAAGCATTCAAAGCATGGAAAAGAGAAGCTAAGTATGTACATGATTGGAACATGGAAACAAGTGGTAGACGGATGAGGTCGCTGCGTATCATGTATGTTGCTAAGTTATATAGTAAGAAGGAGAAGTTTTACTTTCCAATGCAGGTGGATTACAGAGGCAGAGTGTATAGTGTACCATCCTTTGTTAGTCCGCAGAGCTGTGACTTAGGACGGAGTTGTCTGGAGTTTTACAATGGTGTACCGATTAAAAATGAAGAAGATGCTAAGTGGTTAAAGATACACGGAGCAAATGTATGGGGCAGGAAGGGTACATTTGAAGAACGGATAGCTTGGATAGAACACAACACAGATGACATAATTAAGATAGCTGATGACCCTTATAAATATAAGTTATGGCAAGACGCATCTGAGCCTTGGGCTTTCCTTGCATTCTGCTTTGAATATGGTGCGTATAAAAAGGAGGGCTATGGATTTGTCACTCACCTGCCTTGCAGAATGGATGCTAGTTGTAACGGTATTCAGATATTATCTTTGTTATTAAAGGATGAGAAGATAGGAAAGCTGACAAATTTAGTACCTGACCTACCACCACAGGATGTATATCAACACATAGCTGACAGAGTTAACAAGAATCTACACAGAGCTAAGAGCAGACAGAGTCTGGCAGGTGACTGGTTGAAGTGGGGAATAGACAGGAAGTACTGCAAAAGAATTGTGATGACTAAGCCGTTCGGAATGAATGGATACACCAGTACCTTTGAGCTTGAGTCTGTATTCTTAAGTGAGGTTAGAAATGGCAGGAGTAATCCATTCAGTAAAAGTGAATACTTGGAAGCTCTGCTTTATCTGTCCTCTGTCATTAACAAACAAACCAATATTGTGCTTGAAAACCACATAAAATTTATGAAGTGGATCAAGTCAGTAGTGTTAGGATGTAATGATACCTTGAAGTGGGAGTCACCATTTGGCTTAGAGATTCAACAGCACATTCACGAGTCCGTACAGATTGGATTGTATTCTGTGTTGGGCATGGAAAAGACGACGCTTAATTACAGGAAAGAAAAAGATAATGTTGATCCTAAGAAGCAAGCTAAAGCAGTGGTTGCCAACTACATACACAGCATCGACGCAAGTGTAGTACATTTTTTAGCTTGCAAAGCTGATTACGATGTCACAACTATACATGACTGCTTTGCTACTCAAAGCCCACACGCACCGAAGATGCACAAAGAATTAAGAGAGATATACCACCAGATATTTAACCAAGACCTCACTGAAAAGTTCAAGGGTGAGTTATTGAAACAAACTGAGAACACCGAAGTTGCAGACAGCTTTGAACTTGGCACACTTGATGTGTCAGCAATTAACGACTGCCACTACATGTTCTCTTAATATATAATAATAAAAAAAAGGAGAGAGACAATGGCGATAAAAGCTAGAACAAAACATCCACAGATCGTGACACCAGTTGGTACTGCAAAGTATCCACATGTTAACACACCTAACACTAGGTTTAATGACCAAGGTGATTACAGCTGTGACATAATAATAACCAAGGAAGAAGCAGATGCTTTGAACCTACAACTTCAGCCTTTATTTGATGCTGAGTATCACGCAAAGCTAGAGGAGTTAGGAAAGCAAAAGCTAAAGTTATCTGACCCACCTGTCCGTGAGGATGACGATGGTAATTGGGTGGTCAAAGCTAAGTTAAAGAATGTACTTGCTGGTGTGTATAAGGATGGAAACCCAAGACCTGCAAAGTCTATTGCTCTGTATGATTCACAAGGTAAGCCATTAAAGGATACATTGGTACGAGGTGGATCAAAGGTTAAGTTATCAGTGCGTCCGAGTTTTTGGTATGTTGCTTCAACAGGTTTTGGAATGAGCCTTGATTTGTTGGCAGTACAAGTCATCGAGTTAGGAGATGGTGGTTTGAGTGACAGGGCAGCTGAAAGCTTTGGGTTTACTGAAGTTGAAGGCGGCTATGTTAACGGAGGTGAATCACTTGAAGGAGCACTCGATGCCGAAGAGGAAGAAGAAGATATCATCAAGGCAGACTTTTAGGTCTGGATTTGAAGAGAGAATAGCAAACCAACTTAAAAGGTGTGGTGTCTGCTACTCTTACGAATCGTTAGTCATTGAGTACAAGAGACTGAGTACCTACACTCCTGACTTTATACTGCCTAATGGAATCATTATTGAGACCAAGGGTAGATGGGTTACTGAGGATAGGACTAAGCACTTGTTAATTCGTGAGCAGCATCCTGAGTTAGATGTCAGGTTAGTGTTTATGAATGCTTATAACAAACTTCGTAAGGGTAGCAAGACTACCTACGCACAATGGTGTGAGAAGAAAGGAATATTATATGCACACAAACAAATACCAAAGTCATGGCTTTCACAAGAACGCATCAGCAATGTAATAAATGTGGATCGAGTGACGCTGTCGGAGTCAACGCAGACGGAAGCACAATGTGTTTCAGCTGCAATACATACAGTCGAGGCAGACAACCAAAAGAAACAAAAACAATAATGACCGAAACTAATTTTATACATGGAAAACCACAAGAAATAGCTAGAAGAAATATAACAAAAGAAACCTGTCAAAAGTGGGGCTATCATATAGGCAACCACAATGGCGAACCAGTACACATTGCCAACTACAAATCTAGGAACGGCACACTTGTAGCACAGAAGCTGCGGTTTGCTAATAAGACTTTTTCTATCAAAGGAGAGCTGTATGGATTATATGGACAGCACCTTTGGAGTAGTGGTGGACGGAGAGTGGTAGTGTGTGAAGGTGAGATTGACGCACTATCTATAAGCCAAGCATTCGGTAACAAGTGGGCAGTAGTATCTGTACCTAACGGTGCAGGAGGAGCAAAGAAATATGTATCACAAGCTATCGACTGGTTGGAATCCTTTGAGAAAGTAATCTTCTGCTTTGATAATGATGATCCAGGAAGGAACGGAGCTACAGAATGTGCATCGTTGTTAACACCTGGTAAAGCACACATCGCAGAGTTACCTCTTAAAGATGCTAATGATATGTTAGTAGCAAAGCGTAGCGAGGAGTTGGTGAATTGTCTGTGGCAAGCTAGAGAGTACAGACCTGATGGGATAGTAGGAGGAGAAGAGATATGGGAGGCGGTAATAAAGGAAGATACTTCAGAGTGTCAACCTTATCCCTATGCTTCTTTGAATGGGATGACGCACGGTCTGAGGAGGGGAGAGTTGGTGACACTTTGTGCTGGTTCAGGGATTGGAAAGTCTCTGTTCTGTCGTGAAGTCTGTCACCACCTCCTCGGACTAGATCAAACCGTAGGATACATAGCACTGGAGGAGTCAGTAAGACGGACAGCGTTGGGTATCATGGGTATTCATGTGGGTAAACCGCTGCACTTGGAGAATGATTTGAACAAGGAAGAACTCAGGAAAGCATTTGAAGATACAGTAGGTAATGGAAAGTTCTATACCTATGACCACTTCGGAAGTACGGAGAGTGACAATCTGTTAAGTAAGATCAAGTACCTGTGCAAAGGATTAGGATGTAAGTGGATATTCTTAGACCATCTATCCATTGTAGTTAGTGGTATCCAAGGAGATGATGAACGACGGTTAATTGATAATACAATGACCAAACTTAGAAGTCTAGTTGAAGAGACTGGATGTGGAATGGTGCTAGTATCACACCTTAGAAGACCACCGAATGGTGGAGGACATGAAGAGGGTGGAGTCACTAGATTATCAGACCTAAGAGGTAGTCATTCTATACCACAACTTAGTGATATGGTACTAGGATTAGAGAGAAATCAACAAAAAGAAAACAATAACGAAACAAAAGTAAGGGTGCTGAAGAATAGATTCTCAGGAGAAACTGGACTTGCTACTACCTTGTTCTACGATCAAGACAGCGGCAGGTACACAGAAGATGAGAATGTATTTAAAGA